TCAGGACTCTGACCAGGAATTTATTGTCACGAGGTCAGGAACCCCGCCGCCATACTGGGTATTGATGTTATTCAGTTCTGCTGTCACCGCCTCTTTAACTGCATCGTCGTTCCCCTCGGATTCAACCGCCAGTGTTCCAGAATAAATAACCTGTCCATCTTTTGTGGCCTGGTAGTTCGCGATATAGCTCCCCATACTCCCTCCTTAAATGGTTTTGCCCTTCAGCTGGTAATAGTTTTTGTATGTTGCGTAGATCGTTGCTATCTCCGCATCCGTCAGCGCTCTGCTGGCTACCAGCGCAGCCCTCATAAAAACAGAGCCTGTTGTCGCAGCATCAACCGATGCCCCCAGCAGGATGTTTGACGACTGCATGGAGTACGGAACGGATGCGGCCGTTGTTGTGGTCTCCTGGGCCGTCCGTGGAATTTTCATTTTGGTCAGCATCGAACCGCTACCGTTATCACGGATGAATCGACCGACGACCATCTCGCTATTACCCGTCGGGGCGCTGTTAGCGATAGTCGCCTGTTGTGCGGTGCCAGCAGCCGTTAACCATTTACTAATCCAGGATGCTGCTGACGTCTGAATACCGCGGCTGCGCTGCGGTGCGTTGATTTGCACCCTGCCGATAACAGCGCGTACTGCCCCCGGCCAGTCGAGAATAGAAATTTCAGTCAAATCATTGCTGTTGTAGGCTGAAATATCGATGTTCGTATTCAGGTAATTACCCTCACTCATGGTAATACCATAATCACCAAGCGCTGGGCTGCCCACAGCAGTCATTGCCGGCCCTACCCGATTTCGCGTCAATGACCCCGGATCGTTAACATTCCAGTCAGCCTGGATAATAATCCCAGGAATCAGCGAGGGGAGCTGAGTGATGTCGTTCGGGCAAACAACTCACGAATAGCATCGCCAAGGCGGGCATTGTTTGCCTTTGCCGGGTTAAGATCAAGACCGATACCATTTGAAGATGTGTAACCGCCGGTATCCAAATTGTTCATCATATAGATGGAATAGACTGCTGAAGCCACTGCAATAATGAGGCTGGCAATAGCAAATCCGGCGGCATATGGAACGGGGTAAATCTTCACATCACTGTCATGCACAACTTGGCATAAAGGCCATTCTGATGGAGATACAGGACGGGAATCAATTTCAACAGCAATCGGCTGGGGGCCATCTGTATAGTAATTTTTAACGTTTTTTGTGAGCCAATTATGCAACGTGATAGTGCCGTGCTCGTGGGTCTCCAGCAGCTCACCTGGTAGCCGGGAAGGGAAAATACGGATAGTCATCGCCAGAACTCCACTTTGATAAAACGGCGCTTAAAACGCCACACGGGCATAAACGTCACGTTTGAACCGGGATTGCATTCTGCAACCTGCAGTTGGTTGTCCAGCATCACCACAACACCCACGTGGGTCACAGTAGATCCAGAATAGCAAGCCGCCCCGGCCCCCTCGCAAGGTTCGCAGCGTTCGAGGTGAAGCATCAGTTTCCTCGCCTCGCGGTCGAGCCCGCCGCCGTCTTTCGTGACGCCGGCGAAGTCAGGCCATTCAGACAGCACCAGGTCCCGCCGTATTTCATTCACGATGCCAAAGCAGTCGAGTTGCGGGTACACTCGGCCGCCCTTCAGCCAGGTGACTGAACGGTATTTGTCAGGGTTGAACATATGGGGACCTCAACTCATGTAGCGTAAACCGGGGAACTCATTCAGCGTGTAGCGAAAGCGAGGCCAGGCAGTGTCAAGCACATTCATATAACCGGCGGTGATTTGCGCCTGTATTGCCGTCCAGGAGCCCGATTTGATCGCCAGGGTGTATGGCACAGTCGCTGGCGCGCTCAGGTCAGTTGAAACATACTGCCGATACGTCAGCGAGCCGATTTCAAGATTTGCGAGGGCTTTGCGAATCGCCGTACTGACCTCACCATCGATATTGCTGATCGCAAACTGCAAATCCTGTGTGCCGTCGCTATTTCTAGCAGGCAGCGCAATATCAATGCCGGCGGCTTTGAACGAGATGCTATCGCCGTATTCAGTCAGCGCCGTAATATCGTCGTAGCCCTTACAGAAATAATGAACAGTATCGCCAATGTTAATTTGCAGCGTTTCAATGATGACTTCCGATCCGCTGCTGGCATAAAGCCGATTAAGAATCGTCATGTTTAGGCCACTCCTTATTAAGCGCGATATCAAGTAACGAGCTGCCAATAAGCCACTCAGGATAATTCCCCCACGGAGCCGGAATAAGAGGACGTTCCCAAAGCTCCAGCGTCGCTGAATACCGCCAGGAAAGAGGGGGCACCAGCACTGGCCCCTGATAGATATCCTTAAAACGGCATTTGTAGAACTTAACCCCTGCGGGGGTTTGCAGTTTCATCATGAACCACGCGGCTCCGTCGGAAAGCGTATCCCGGTACCAGGATTCAAATGCCAGCCCCTGAACATCCGTTTCCATGAACCATGCAACATTATTTTCGGTAGGTGTTGAGGTATACGCCCGACGCTGGCGCGAACGACCAGTGGTAAGCGAAGTCCGTTTTAACGGGCTGACTGGCTGAAAACCGTAACCATCCTGAAGCGGCATAGGGAGAGAATCGTGGGGGTAGTAGATATCAGGCATTATCCCTGCCTCCTGCCAGTGTTATAACCACCAGTTAGCGCCTTATGCACCTGCCCAACCCCCTTAGCGAGATCATTAGCTACCTGCTGATAACCTTGCTTGGCACCATCGCGAGCGGCCCGTTGTACAAGCATCACAGTCGCATCAGACGGGTTACCGTTAATGGTTATTGGCGGCACAGTAACGTTAGGCTGGATTACAGTCGTTTGCTGATTATTGCTGACGTTCTGCACCCCAGTTCCGAACCCGGTGCGACCCAGCGTTGCATCAAGCGGTTGCCCGTTTCGTAGCGCTTCAAGGTTTGAAACCCCGATGCGGTTCGTGGATGCCTGATCAAAGATATATTCCCCCTTATGGACGACACCAGCAGGCTGATATTTACCGCCGGGACCGGTATAGCCACCAGAGGAAAAACCAACACCTGCAGCGCTCGTTATGCTGGAGGTAATCGATGCCATCAATCCAACAACCGAGGCCATAGCCGCAATATTGGCGGGGAACGGTAACCCGGCCAGAGCTTGCCCCATTGCCATCGGGAGTTGCAGCGCTGCCTGAGCAATCGCGAATGCTTTCTGGGTCACAAAGGCCGCTTTATACATCGCGGATTGCTCGCCAAACATGGTGCCCATAGAGTCGGTGATGAGTGAAAAAGAGTTTTGCGCAGATTGAGCCTGGGCAACATAAAGCGCTGCATCCAGTGCTTGCTGGTTATTCCTTATTTCCAGCAACCGATCAGCCTTCTGTTGCTCGGTAAGAATGGTGTCCTGCGCAATTAACTTATTCTGAACCTTCATCCATTCGGCATAGTCTATCTGTGCTTTTTTTAGCTTTTCGATAATTTCAAGCTGCGGGTCAACCTGCAGGCCAATCATATTTAGCCCCTGACCGGACATGTCACGGCTAGTGGCCCCAGAAGTAAGCGTTCCTCCTGATTTGTTTACTGCGGATATAACGGAGTCAGGCAATGGCATGCTGGCAATAAGGTCAGATGCTTGCTTGTTAGCTTCTGGTTTTTTTAACTTACCCAGCCTCACCATTTCCTGCAGTATTTGCAGACGTTTTTGCAGAATGTCGTTTTGCTTAACTTCCTTCGGCGCGATTTGCTCCTGCATTTTCCGGTAGTCGTCCAGAGTTTTAACCGAGTTCTGCAGCGCCTCCTGCTGCTTGTAGGCCTGCAAAATTTCATCAGAACGGGAAAGGATCGACTTCTGGTCAGCTGTGAGCTGCGTTTTAGATTTGAGGTCAGCGATCTGCTGTTCGAATTTAACCCGTGCCTGGGTTGCGCTGTTCAGCTTGTCGCTGGCGTCCAGTTGAGACTGCATAGCGGCAGTCTGCTGGTTTATCTGGTCAAGGATTCGGGTTGCAGCGTCCTCGGAGTAGGATTTACCCTTTGGCGTTTTAGCGGCTTTTGGGTCCTTATACATCTCGTTAATGCGGGATACGTTTTTAGCGTATTGGTCCGCAGTGATCGCCCCGGCCTTCAGGAACTCACTCTGCTGCTTGATGGCTTGGTTGCGCTTATCTGCATTGCTGAGATATTGCTGATTAACACGATCCGCCTCCTGCTGAGTTTTAATGCGCTTCTGTTCTGCTTTGTCGTGGTCTGACAATATTCCATTTAGCGTATCTTCAGCTGTGATTTGCGACTGAATGGCGTCCCTTTGCTTGAGCATTTCAGGAAGGTTGCTAAATCGAGCATTAAACCCATTCCAGAACCCACCTTCAGTCTGTCCTTTCTGCGCTTCAGCGATATTTTCGTTTAAGGTGGCTAGCTTATCGGCGAGGGTTTGCTCACGCCCGACATTAAGCATGGCATCCCAGGCACCTTTCGCGGTTTTACCCAAAGAGTCCCACGCGCTTTCAAGAAGACCTAAATTTTCATGAATGTCACTTGCGCGTTGCTGCATGGTGTTGGCGTAGGCATCAGTCGCGACACGAGCGGCCTCCTGCTGATTTCCCTCGTCCTGCAGGGCTTTAATCTGGTTGTACGTTGCCAGTGTAAGAAAATGGTACTGATCGTTTAGTTTAGTGATTGCTGCTACGCGCTCGTCGTATAGCGGGTGTGATGTATCGGTAACCAAGTGCAAACTTTCCGGATCGAAAAACAGCACGTTGCTTTTGCCGTTGGCTCCATAAGCGTCAATTGAATTTTTAGCCATTGGCACCCCCGTTATTGATATTGGTTTGTTTCGTGTTCATAATTGCCCCTGTGAATTGATCCAGTCATTTCGCATAGAAAGTCGGTACTGTTAGCGCAGTCCGGCTTTCGCCTTTTTTGGCTTTACGCATTACATGCCCCCCAACATCGAAGTCACCATGCTCATCAGCACGCCTGCCTGCTCAGGCATGAGCCGGAATAACGACGTTATCCCCTCACTTACCTCTTTAAGTTTCTGGTGTTCCGGTGCGTTCAACATCACAGCCTGCTTGGCCTCAGCGCATTCCTTAACAGCTGCAGCCAAACGTGACAAAGCATCGTCCTGAGGCATCAGCCGGTGACGAAATTCGAGCGGGAGTACGGCTAAGATTGCCGGGGTTAATTGCCTGATATTTTCTCGGGCATATTCCGTTTCACCATCAAGCCAGCGGAACAACTTCTGGCGTCTGCGGCTCAGTTCGGAAGGGAAATCCAGGCCAGTACCGCCCTGCCGTTCCCACTCTTCAATGACCAGAGCAGCGACGACATCCTGGTTATCCAGTGACGCTGACCAGGCACGGATAACTGCGCGAAGTTGGTCATGAGTAAACAGGCGGTCGGACTGATTGCGGTTTATCAGCCGTGGGCTAATGGCTCCGTTATTCTGTTGGAAATGAAGTGCGTGCATGATCAGCCCCCCATCTCTCGTGAAGGCAACCCGTCTGTGGGGTTCGGATAAAGATCAGGGCGAAGTTCGTGAGGTGTAACGCCTGTAGCCTGAAAAATAGAGGAAATACGGCCCTGAGGCACAAGCCCCCCACAACGTTTTTTCCAATGACTAATTGTCATTGAGGAGACGTCCAATTTTTCAGCCAACTTTTTTGCGTTACCGGCATTTTTTATGGCTTTCTCTAATGCATTCATAAGTGACTCCGTATAAGTTACGAATCAAATTAAACATTATGTTTATTTTAATGTCAACTTTATGAATGTTGTGGGCGTAAACATTTAGTTTAAAATCGTGATATATGAGAAAAAATACGCACCAAGCAGATAACCCGCAGGTTCAGCGGCTTAACGAAATCATTGAGAAGAAGCGCATATCAAAAGCTGATATCGCGAGGATCTGTGGTGTGAGCGCGCAGTCTGTTAACAACTGGTTTGTGCGGGGCGCAATAGGAAAAAGCTCTGCGATAAAGCTCGCTGATGCGCTTGGCGTCAGCCTTGAATGGGTTTTAGGCCAAGATGTGGGCTCTAAAGACGGATTGAGACCTGACGAACGAAGGTTGCTTGAGCTTTACAACCAACTGCCAAACGAAGAAGAACAACAGAACATGTTGCGGGTCGTGTCACTACGTCTCAAGGAGCTCGACGAGCTGTACGCGAAGTACATGGGGCGGCGGATTAAGGTTCCACCAGACTTGAAATAGTCTAATCATTAGCTTTTTTAAAAACATTATAAATCAACGTGTTAAACAATAATACTCAGTAAGTCCAGAGATACCATACTCAAGCGAAATCGTAAGTCATCCATTTTGGTAAAACCGTTACACATTTAAATGTGACACTACAGGTAATGTCATCTATCATGAGCAAAGTATCTGACGTTATTGATTTACTATCCTCACGAAAGAAATCTATCTCGTGTGGGGGTAAACAAGGTTTACGAATGATTATGGTTGATCTTGGCTTTAGGGATACACCGGGTGATACAGACAACCACAGAATCTTCACACATGCCGCACTGAGTGATGAAACAGACTTTAAATCTACCTCAGTAGATTGCACACATCACCAGAATAAGCCAATGAAAATGCCATATGTTGTTAAAATCATTGGTGTTCTTCGAAAACACAAGGAAACATTCGAAGAGTGGGAGAGAATAGAGAATGAAAATGCACAAGGCTGAAGAGTACACCATCTCAGTTAGACTTGAGACAATTGAAGATGAAAATTACTATGTCAGTAGAGTGGCTGAATTACCTGACGTGGAGGAATACGCCGACACTCAAGAAGAGGCCATGTCATTAGCTCTGGATACAGTGCGCACCACTCAAAGGGTGTTTGCAGAAGAAGGGCGTGAATTTCCATCTCCTATGTCTTTTAACGAACAACCATTGGCCACTGGGAGAGTGACCTTGCGCCTGAGGAAAGGAACCCATCAACAAGCTATTGAAAATGCGAAGTTAGAAGGCGTAAGTCTAAATTCTTATTTGTGTGCAAAAATAGAAAGCAATATACACAAATCTGATTATTCAAAGATTCTCAACCAGTTAGAACAGCTAACAGAGCAAGTTCGCGAGCTTAGCAATCAAATGCAGGCACCGCATATAGAACATCATGGCTCACATCGCTTAACTACAGTTTTACATGTCGGATCTCAACAAAAATTCAATATACATAGTAAGTTGCGTTTATCGGATTCTGACAATTTTAACAACGAGTCAAACCTGAGCAAGGTAGCTTTTTTCCCTGGCTTCTTCTCTGGCATGGAATGTTCCTAAAATGGCTAATTTCATTGAATCAATAAAACTCCGTTCAATCCTCCCTAATCGCCTGAGTGTAAATTTCATCAGGGAAGATGTCGCAGATATAGATGTTGATGTTTCCCTTTCAATCAAGGCTGACCTAAGTGATAAGGAAACCTATGAGGAAGGAAAGCCGGTAAAATTAGTTTTTACTGGTAGCGTCAAAGGCACCACTTCCGAAGAGAAGAAAGAGGTTGTATCTCTTATCTTTTCTGTAGAGTATGTATTTGAATTGATTGATATAAATTTATTTTCATCACACAGTGACGAAGAACGAATAAAACTATGTACTTCCCTGACTTACCTGGACTTTAGAACCAAACTTAGTACGACCCTAGTGTCTATAGGCATGTCCAAATTAAAATTACCACCCAATATGATTGATTTGGCTGGAGAATAATCCTAACCCGGCCACCGAGCCGGGTTTTTACTACCCTTTTTTACACAAACTCCGCTGCATCCCTATTGGCGCCCTTCCCTAAGACGTTCACGGCTTCCCACATGTTGTTCGCCTAAGTGACCATCCCTATCAGATCCACCGCAGCCAACCTCAATGCATCAGTATCAGCCACGCCCTATCCTCATCGTAATCCATAGCCCCCTTCCTGATTATTTTATAACCGCCCACAGCTTTAAAAAGATACTGAGAAGACCTATACATGCCAAAAAATAAACTTTTTGTTTATATTTAAAAACTCATTTAGTTGACACAATAATAAACAAAGTGTTTAATTATCTCGTAGCAACAAACCACCCAGGCAGGACGCCCACGGAGTAGCGGCCCGGCGCATACGAAGACCGGGATGAGGTGGAATTATCAACGCGCAGTAGGTTTAAACGTTCGGCTACCCGGCCTTAAGGGACAGAAAAACTAATCAGCAGGCTTTGCAATGCGGTGAATGCGGCGAGAGGCGAACGACAACGCGCGCGCCGCCGGCGATCCCGTTGACGTCTTTGTGTGAGGTGAGTATGCGATTGATAAACCGAAGCAAGCAATCGCCGCTCGTGCGCCAGGCATGCGATGCAGCGCTGGCAAAGCATGTTGAGCTCTACGGCGAGTATGGGCGCCAGAAAACGAAGCGGATCTACACGGTCGTCGTTCAGGGTTCGAAAATTACGGTAGAGGTCGTGAACCGGCGTTGCAGCTATGTAGCCACGGCTATGAACTGCGCCAGGCGGCTCCGCCATTTACCCGGTCAGGTTTCCTGATATCGATTTATCAATAATATCTGGCGGTGACAATTATACTCGTCACCGCCACCTGCGAGGTGGATATGGCGCGTAAGGTTTTACTTGCAGAGTGGGCCAAAGAGGAGTTTGGTGATCCCGTCCCAGGAATCACGACTCTTAACAAATATGCCAAAAACGGAATGATATATCCTCATCCTGTAAAAGTTGGCCGAAGCTGGAGAGTTGAATCAACGGCTCGTTTTGTTGGAATGACTTCAATGCCAGAAGTAAAAAGGCAAGATCATCCGTTGTTGAGGAGAATTCTTGAAGATGGGAAGACCACGAAAACATAACGTAACTATACCGGGGCTTTCTCCTTATTTTGATTCGAGAACAAATAAGGTTTATTGGCGTTACAAGCATCCTGTTACAGGAAAATTCCACGGTTTAGGCACTGACGAAAGAGTTGCTAAAGAAATTGCAATAGAAGCAAACAGCCGTCTGGCTGAACATCATATGAGGAATATCCTCAAAATAAAAAAAGAAGTAAATCTAATGATTGGAGGTTCAGTATCTGTTTCTGAATTTTTACCTCGTTACAAAAAGATTCAGGAAGAACGCTTTGATCGTGGAGAAATAAAGCTGAATACATTAAAACAAAAATATTCTCCTCTTAAAGCTTTCGAACAACAACTTGGCATGCGCCCATTAAATCAAATTACGGTAAAAGACATCGTGGCTATTCTTGATGAATATAAGGAAAAAGGACATAACCGAATGGGGCAGATCTTCAGAAAAGTAGTAATTGATGTTTTTATGGAGGCACAGCAAGTGGGCGAGGTCCCTGTAGGTTTTAACCCTGCTGAAACAGCCAAAAAACCCCATGTGAAAATTACTCGCCAGCGCATGACATTAGATGAGTGGAGATTGATTTATGTCGCGGCCAAAAAAGAAAATTATTTTCTACAAAAGGGCATGCTTCTGGCTCTAGTGACTGGTCAGCGCCTTTCCGATATATGCGATATGAAATTTACTGATATCGAAGATAACCATCTGCTTGTTGAGCAGAACAAAACTGGCTCGAAAATCGCCATCCCCCTGGCCCTGCGCTGCGACGGGTTAGAAATTAGTCTTGGAGAGGTTATTTCTATGTGCCGGGATCAGGTATTTAGCCAGTATCTACTACATCACCACCATGCAAAAGGAACTGCGAAGCGTGGCGGAAAAGTAAAACCCGGCACACTTACTGTCGCTTTCAGCAAAGCAAGGGATGAGGTGGATTATGATTGGACTAAAAATGGCAGTGCGCCTAGTTTCCATGAGCAAAGATCTTTGTCAGAACGCCTATACAGGGCTCAAGGAATAGACACACAGCTTTTACTAGGTCATTCGAACAAAACCATGACCGATCGCTACAATGATTCACGCGGAAAAGAATGGAAAAAACTGGTCATATAA